GATTGATATGTGGGCTGAAGAAAATCTTGGTATTCAATTAGATAGACGCCACACTAAAGCAAAACTAATAGCCGAAATCAAAGAAAATCTATAATTTACTTGATTTCTATTCCAAAGTGTAGTATAATCATACTATGCTTACACAAAAATTTACCTACAACCCCCTAGAACGAGTAACTATCAAAGGAACCAGGCATTATCAAACGCCCGATGGTCAGCCTTTACCCAGTGTTACATCAATAATCGATGCATTAAAAGACAAGTCTGCTTTATTTGAATGGCGCAACCGTGTTGGAAATGAAGAAGCAGATAGAATTATACGACTTGCTACTGGTATTGGAACACAAGTTCACTTACATCTCGAAAAATATATCTTAGATGAAGACAGACCTAATGGTTCAAATCTTATTCATCAGATGGCAAGAGAACTATCAGAAATTGTCATTAAAACTGGATTATCAAAAGTAGATGAAGTGTGGGGTACAGAAGTTCCATTATATTATCCTGGTCTTTATGCAGGCACAACAGACTGTGTTGGTGTCTATGAAGGAAAACCAGCAATCATTGATTTCAAAACAACTCGTAAGCCAAAGAGACGTGAATGGATTGATGATTACTTCTTACAAGGTTCGGCATATGCCGAAGCACATAATGAAATTTATGGTACTGATATAAAAACAATTGTTATTATGATGATTGGTTGGGATGAAGAATCAGATAATATGGGTAACTACCAAGAATTTGTAGTCGAAAGTGATGAATATGAACGTTATGCCAGATTATGGGCAGGCAAGGTTCAAGCCTATTTTGATAAATACATGTAATAATGGGAGTTTAAAATGGCAACAAACGTAAAAATATTATTAAGAAGAGGTTTACGCAACGAGTTAGCAGGAGATACATTATCTGCTGGTGAACTAGGTTATACTACTGACACAAATCAATTGTATGTTGGTGTTGAAGAAGCAATCAATGAATTGCGTTTTGACCCTTTTGCAAATGCACACGCAGTTATTCAATCTTGGTTGGATAGTTCTGATTGTCCAGTATCAGGCTTAACAGTCGATGAAGACTTAGTTGTTGCTGATATCCCGTCAGGACAAATAGATAGTATTATTACAGCATTAAACACTTATACTCAAGAAATTGTATTCAATAGTGATGTCGCAACTTTTACTGTAGGAGAATTATTAACTCAATACAGACAAAAAAGAACAACTCTTATATCACCAAATGTAATTCCAGATATAAACTCAATTACTGCTACTTTTGATGTAGAGGGTGAAACTATTACAGCAAGTGCTGTGACACTTTCTGCTCTACTAACAACATTAGAAACTAATGCGGCAATATCAACAGCAAATGTTGTTGTTACCGTAGAAGGAACAGGTGCGGCAAGTAAACTTCAATTTGAAAAAATTGATGGTGGCGAACTTAATGTAGATTTTGCATCAGGTCATGCGGCTCTAGGATTTTCTCAAGCAACTAATACAGTAGCGGCAGTTACTGGTTATGATACTTTTGCAAATGGTACAATAACATCATCAGTTCCTGGCTCTGGTATTACAACAGTTACAGTGACACTATCAGAATCAGGTTATCTGTATGGGTTTAGACAAGAAGGAACTGGTTGGCCATATGCTAATGCTCCAGACACAAGTCCATTCTTTTATTTTGGCACACCAAGTACTCTTGATTATTCAGCATTGTCTCCAGCAGTTGAGTCAACAATTATTACTGGTGGATTTGACACAAAGATTGGTTTATTTGGAAGTAAAAGAAAGAATGTTGAAGTTCTTACTGAAGAATCAAGAAATCAACTATTCACCAATCAACATTTAAAGTCGTATTTACCAACAACTGGTCTACGTTCAGATTTATATAAAAAAGAATTAGCAAGTACATCAGGAACATTTTTAAAATATGTTGCCGCAGAGGCAACTACATTCTTTATTGACTATTCATTAAAACAAGTAGGGTCTTCAATCACATTTGTTCGTACAGGCACACTTAGAATGATTAACGGAGTACCACAATCAATCAATTTAGCAAAACTTACAGATACTAACGTAGAAGTCCACCAAGACACAAATACGGATACTATTGTAGATGCTAATGAGATGTCAAATATCGTTTTTGCCGCGGCAATCGATGGAAGTAATATTAAAGTAAATTACACTCAAGATGCAGGTTTTACTACTGAAATCAGTTATACTGTAAAACGTTGGACTATGTAACTGTTCAGTTACAATTAAATCACAAATTCAAAATAATTAAGTGTGTAGTTTATGCATAAATAAATACATATAACAATAAAGGTAAATAAAAATGCTAAAAGAAAAAACATATGAAAAAGGTGATATCGTAACTGTATATTTACAAACAGGTCAAGAAATCTTAGGAAAACTTGATTCTGAAGATGATAATTATATTGTTATTACAAAACCATTAACTATTGCAATGGGACCAAAGGGTGCTATGTTTCAAACTTTCACGGTAACAGGTGATAGTGAGAGTAATGTTCCCTTTAAACAAGAGAAGGTTATTGCTATGTTAAAGACTAGAAAAGATACAGCAGATTCGTATCAAACAGCAACCTCAACTATTATAACTCCAGATAAAGGAGGAATTCTTCAATAATGCCACAAGCCGCTAGAACAACTGACCCAATATCACCACATTCACCATGTCCGCCAGAACAATGCGGACCTGGAAGTAATAATGTGATTATTCAAGGGTTACCAGCATATCGTGTATCTGATAAAACAGTACCACATGGCTATATTCTATGCGTACCACATGTTACACCATTAGTAAAAGGTTCTCATAATGTTTTAATAAACAATAAACCAGCAGGAAGAGTAGGGGATAGTCATTCTTGTGGTGTGGTGGTTGTGTCAGGTTCAGATAAGGTGATTATAAATGGCTAGTGAAGCGGAAATCGAAAGACTATATCAGTTATTTGTTGCGAATGGTGGTGGTAATCTAACGTTCTCAGGTTCAAATTTAACGCCAAAACAATATTCTGATGCCGTTAATGCATCTCAATTGACGCCACTTGAAATGGCGCAGTTGGAATCAAAACAACATCAGTTTAACAGACAGTCTGCTTTAAACACAATTGCAGATGAAATAGATGCTAATAACTTCAATAATCCATATTCAGCAAGGGGAGTATACGGAACTTCTTTATTGAATGCCTTAGGAGCCCATCAAGGTTCTATAAATGCTGGATTAATAGATGGTGCGTTTAGTGGCTTTACAAATGCCAACAGAGCATTAGTTGTTGCAGGAGTTCTATCAGCAACAGGTGTAGATTTAGAGAAGATTATAAAAATTGCGGCATTAACTGGATTAGGAACTTCAATGTATACATCATTGACAGACCATACTAATAATCAGACTGCAAACATTCCACAAACGATGGAAGATGCAAGTTCATTATCAGCAATGAATGAACAGTTTGGTGAGCAAGGAGACCCTTGTTCGTTCTTTAATCAATTAATGGGAATATTAGCAGGTATATATGATGGAACATTAGATTTTATCGAAAAAGCAATTGGTGATATAACATCTTTTCTTAATAAAACTGGAATTACACAACTATTCTTAAATATTATAAATGCAATAAATGGTGCAGTTGGTGGCGTAGCGGCGGCAGTAGCCGCAGTTACTGGATTATTAGTTGGTGCTGTTTTAGAAGTTATGAAAGCATTATCACCTTTAGTAGGAAAAGTAATAAACGCAATCAATGATATTACAACAGCAATTGCAGGTGAAATAAACTCACTTGCTAACATGGCAGCCGAACTTCTTAAGAAAGCATTAGCACTACTTATCGGAAGTTTTGGTTCAGATGAGTGTAAGAAGAAAGTATTAGAAAATACTGGCTCACCAGAAATGAAAGACGCAATTGAAAAACTAAATCATCCATTGGGACATGGTAATCCTCATATAGTAGGTACATCAGTAGATAATAGAGCAAATGCTGAAGATGTATTAAGAGCATTTAACAATGCGAAAGAAAACGCATTAATTGATGATGGTGTTCCTCAATCTCCATTTACAGAAACAGCACAATCTTATACTGCACATGATTCTGATTTACATGATTCAGAGAAATATGCTCAAAAGACTAAGATATTATCACAACAATATTATGCGTTGAGCGGACATAGTGCTTATACTGATTGGAATTCTAAGCAGTTAACATACACAAGAGAGTCAGGAAACATAATATCTAAAATGCAGAAAGCATTATCAACAAGTGATTTCACAAATAAAAAAGCATTACAAACTAGATTACAAGATTTGATAAGAGAGCAACATACTCAAGGACAGAATATCGCAACTCTAAGGACAAGATTCAAGCACGAGTTTACATATTCAACATTTGATAATCGTCCAAACTATGCAAAAGAAAGAGATATTGCATCAAGGTATCAATCCATAATAAAACCAGCAATGACACGCATATATAATGCGGCCGTCACTTCATTAAATAATACAAAAACCGAGTGGAATAGTATTGACAGCCAGTTGTATTAATGTTATAATATTCAGTACGATAATTACACTTTCTTAAGATAAATACTAGAAAGTAATATTTTCGGAAATATATTATGTTAGTTAATGAAATAATCAAACAAGTAGAAGAGGGAGTAGATGACCCTCACATTTTTAAAGCAGTTTTCATGGCTGGTGGTCCTGGAAGCGGTAAGTCTTATATTGCAAAATCAAGATTATTAAAGGGTAGTGGCTTAAAAATTGTCAATTCAGATGACGTATTCGAGTTTAAAATGGGCAAAGCAGGATTAGACTTTGAAGACCCAGAAGTCATATACAGTCCACAAGGTCAAGAAATTAGAAATAAAGCAAAAGATACTACAGCAACAATGGAAGCCGGATATCTTAGAGGTAGATTGGGAATAATTATAGATGGTACTGGAAGAGAGATAGGCAAGATAGCAGGTGCTAAAGAAAAGTTAGTTAATATGGGCTACTCATGTATGATGGTTTTCGTTAATACAAGTTTAGAAGTAGCACAAGCAAGAAATCTAGACCGAGAAGGTAGAACTATTAAACCTGAAGAAGTAGAAAAAATGTGGAATGCAGTTCAAAATAACATAATGAAATTCCAACAATTATTTGGTGCAGATAAATTTCAGATTGTAGACAATAATGGTGGTCTTGAAGACCCAGATAGAGCAGAGAATTTTAGAGTAGTTGAGAAAAACATTACGGCTTTTATTAATCGTCCACCTTCAAATCCTTATGCGAAAAACTGGATAGAAAACGAGAGAAAGAAAAAGAATGCAAATCTTAAACAAGAATAGGTAGAGTATGGAGTCAACGATAATAAAGAAGTTATCTGAATTTAGAAGAGATGTAGACTTAGATTTTATTAAAAAGACCCATGTACATTATTGCACCCCTTGTTATGCCGGTCAAATAACAGAACCATATTTCAGGTCATGGACTAAAGGTCACATGATGTTTACAAAATATCAAATTCCATACACATTAACAACATCGGCAAATGAAAGTTTAGTATCACGTGCAAGATGCCACATGGTAGCATATTTTATGGCTAATCCAAAGGCAACACATATGATGTTTATTGATGCTGATATTAATTTTGATGCAATTGATATATTACATATGTTGCAACATGATAAAGATGTTATTTGTGGTGCATATCCAAAAAAACAGTTAGACTGGGATTCAATTAAAGATGCGGCAGATAAAGGATTAGATGTAGGAACACTCAAAGATTGTGCGGCAGATTATGCCTTAAATCCTGACTGGGAATATAATGAAGAAACAGATACACGTAGTTTGAAAATTGAAGATGGATTAGTCAAACTTAAAGATGCAGGCACTGGATTTATGATTATTAAACGAAGTGTTATCGAAAAGATGATAGAAGCATATCCTGACTTGTATTTTAATAATGATTTGAATTTTGAAGAAGAATTTGCAAAATGGACATATCTATTTTTTGATACAATGCACGAAGAAGGTACAAAGAGATACCTAAGTGAAGACTATGCATTTTGTCGTAGATGGCAAAAACTTGGTGGTGATATATGGCTAGACCCGTTAGTGAAACTAGACCATGTAGGACACTATACTTTTAATGGTAATGTGAGTAAAATGTTTTATTCGGCTTCATCGGAAGACAGTAACATAAACTGAGTTAATTCTTAGACTTAAACTCATAAATACAGTTATAAGTTAATAATAGAGGACGTAAAATGGGATTAATTAAAAAGTTTGAAAAATCGTATGCGAGTAAAGAACACGAGGAGATGTCACTTTCTGATTATCTTGCATTGTGTAAGAAAGACAAGTTAGCATATGCATCCTCGGCAGAGAGATTGCTGGATGCAATTGGAGAACCTGATGTAGTCGATACTAGCAACGATGCTAGATTGAGTCGTATATTCTTAAATCGTACGATTAAAGTCTATCCAGCATTTAGTGACTTTTATGGTATGGAAGAAGCAATTGAGAGATTAGTTGCATATTTTCGTCAGTCTGCTCAAGGACTCGAAGAAAAGAAACAAGTCTTATATCTACTAGGACCAGTTGGTGGTGGTAAATCATCATTAGCAGAACGTCTAAAAGAATTAATGGAAAAGCACCCAATCTATGTGCTTAAAGCAGGAAACGACATCTCACCAGTATTTGAATCACCACTAGGACTATTTGAGCCTAAAGAGTTTGGTGATGATGCTAAAAAAGAATTTAAAATCCCATCACGTTATCTTACAGGTTTAATGTCACCATGGGCAGTTAAAAGACTAGATGAGTTTGAAGGCGACATTTCGAAGTTTAGTGTTGTTAAAATGTACCCATCTAAGTTAAAGCAAATTGCTTGTATGAAGACTGAACCAGGTGATGACAACAACCAAGATATTTCAGCACTAGTTGGTAAGACTGATATTCGTAAATTAGAATTCTTCTCACAAAATGACCCAGATTCATACGCATTTTCGGGTGCGTTATGTCGTGGTAATCAAGGTGTTATGGAATTCGTAGAGATGTTTAAAGCACCAATCAAAGTATTACATCCATTATTAACAGCAACACAAGAAGGTAATTACATGGGAACTGAAGGTATTTCAGCAATTCCATTTAATGGTATCGTAGTTGCTCACTCAAATGAGAGTGAATGGGAAACATTTAGAAATAATAAGAACAATGAAGCATTTTTGGACAGAGTATATATCGTTAAAGTTCCATATTGTGTACGTGCCACAGAAGAAACATTTATCTATCAGAAGATGTTAGATGCATCAGGACTAGATAGTAGCAAATGTGCGCCACATACACTTGATTTGTTATCACAGTTCTCAGTGCTTTCAAGATTAAAAGAACATAAAAACTCTAACTTAGCGGCTAAGATGAGAGTCTATAATGGTGAAAACTTACACGACATAGACCCTAAGGCAAAGTCAATGCAAGAGTATAGAGATGTTGCAGGTGTAGATGAAGGAATGAATGGAATGAGTACTCGTTTTGCATTTAAGATTCTTTCACAAACATTCAACTTTGACGCAGAGGAAATTGCGGCTGACCCAGTACATCTTATGTATGTGTTAGAAACTGCAATCAAACGTGAACAGTTTCCAGAAGAAACGGAAGAACAGTTAATAGGTTTTATTAAAGACCACTTAGCAGTTAAGTATAGTGAACAAGTAGGAAAAGAAATTCAAAAAGCATACTTAGAGAGTTATAATGAATATGGTCAAAATCTATTTGATAGATACTTAGATTATGCTGACCATTGGATTCAGAATATCGATTATAAAGATTCTGACACTGGTAACTTGTTTGACCGTTCTATTCTTAACGAAGAACTTGAGAAGATTGAAAAGCCTGCAGGTATTGCCAATCCAAAAGACTTTAGAAATGAAGTTGTAAACTGGGTATTACGTGCAAGAAGCAACTACAAAGGCAAGAATCCACCTTGGACTTCTTATGAGAAGATGAAAGAAGTGATTGAACACAAGATGTTTGCAGGAACAGAAGAATTGCTTCCAGTTATTTCATTTGGTAGCAAGAAATCTAAAGAAGACCAATCTAAACATGATGATTTCATAGATAGAATGGTAACAAAAGGTTACACGACACGTCAAGTTAAACGATTAGTAGAATGGTATATGCGAGTACAGAAGTCTAACTAGAGGAAGACTTTCATGGCAAATACAATTATCGACAGAAGAAAGAATGGGGACTTAAGACAACCTGGTTCAAAATCTTCTAACAATCGACAAAAATTTATCAAAAGAACTAAAAAAGAGATACGTAAAAGTATACATGATACTTTGGGTAAACGAAGTATCAAAGGTTCTGGCGATGCCCAAGATGTAGTCATCAATCGAAAAGGTATTGATGAACCTCAATTCAGTCATAATCCACAAACAGGCTCACGTGATATAGTTCTCCCAGGCAACAAAGAATATGTTGAGGGCGATTTATTACAGAAACCAAAAGGTGGCGGTGCTGGCAGTGGTGGTGCTTCTGGTAAAGCAAGTAATGAAGGCATCGGCGAAGACGAATTTGGATTTGCGTTAAGTAATGACGAATTTGTTAACATCTTGTTTGAAGACTTAGAACTTCCTCATATGATTTCCAAAGAAAACAAAGCGGTTGAACGTTTTGAGATATCTCGTAGCGGATATACAACTGACGGCACTCCAGCACAAATGAATTTAGAGAAAAGCATGGTCAATTCTCTTGGTCGTAAGATTGCTTTAAAAACTCCAAAACTAAAAAAGATTAAAGAACTACAAGAAGAACTTGACAATCTTGATAAGTTCTTTTATAAGACAACAAAAGAACAAAAAGAAGCAACAGAAGAATGGAAACGATATCAAGAAATCGAAGAAGAAATTCGTAAGTTGCGTATCAGAGCAAATGCTGTTTCATTCGTTGACCCAGTTGATTTACGATATAATAATTTTACTAAGAAACCAGCACCAATATCACAAGCAGTTGTATTCTTTATTATGGATGTGAGTGCAAGTATGACAGAACAACATAAAGACTTAGCAAAACGATTTTTTATGTTACTTAACTTGTTTGTATCTCGAAAATACAAAAGAGTAGAGTGTGTTTTTATCAGACATCACATTCTAGCAATGGAATCCTCTGAAGATGAATTTTTTAATAGCAGAGATAACGGTGGTACAATAGTTTCAAGTGCATTTAAACTTTCGAAAGAAATCCTTGCTGACCGTTATTCGCCAAATGAATGGAACATATATTTTGCTCAAGCAAGTGACGGTGACAACTTTGATAATGACAATGAAGAACTTAAGGATATCATTGTTAATGATATATTACCTATAACTCAATATTTTAGTTATATTCAAGTAGGAACAAAGAGACATGGTTATTACAATAGTGGAAACTTATTACAGGAATATGTACCATTACAAGCACAACATAAGAACATGGTAACTAAACACATAGAAGATACTTCTGACATATATCCAGTGTTTAGAGAAATATTTAAAATTAGAGGTAAAAATGAGTAATTTAATATATACAGGTTCTAGTTGGAATTTTGATAAACTATATCGTATGATGGATGCGTGTGAAGAAATCGCAATCAACGATATGGGACTTGATTGTTTCCCTAATCAGATTGAAGTCATTACAGTAGAACAAATGTTAGATGCATACTCAAGTGTTGGCATGCCATTGATGTATAATCATTGGAGTTTCGGTAAAAGTTTCATTTCAAATCAAAAACAGTATAGTGCAGGACAGATGGGATTAGCATATGAGTTAGTTATTAATTCTAATCCTTGTATCAACTATCTTATGGAAGAAAACTCTATGACAACACAATCTCTTGTGATTGCTCATGCGGCCTTTGGACATAATCACTTCTTTAAGAATAATTATCTGTTTAAGCAGTGGACATCACCAGATGCAATTGTTGATTATCTATTATTTGCAAAAAGATACATAAGAGAATGTGAAGAAAAGTATGGTGTAACGGCAGTAGAGGAAACACTAGATGCGTGTCATGCCATTCAATATCAAAGTATTAATAAGTATAAAAGACCTAATAGAATATCAGCAAAAGAAGAAATAGAACAACAACGCACAAGAAGTGAATATCTTCAGTCACAAGTAAACGACTTATGGCGCACATTACCAGAATCTAAAAAAGAAGAGAAAAAAGAAGAAAAGAACTGGCCAACAGAGCCAGAAGAAAATTTATTATATTTCTTAGAAAAGCATTCGCCAATTTTAACTGCATGGCAACGTGAGATATGTAGAATCGTTAGACGAGTAGCACAATATTTTTATCCTCAATATCAAACAAAAGTGATGAATGAAGGTTTTGCAAGTTTTACACATCATTATATATTCAATAAATTATACGATGAAGGTAAAGTAGATGATGGTGCAATGATTGAATTCTTTAGATTACATAGTGCAGTACTAAATCAAC